TTTCTTTTTTCAAACTCTCAACTTCATTTCTTAAATTCATATTAGTATCCATCAATCGATTGTTTTGTTCTCGGTAAATTTGATATTCTGAAACTGCTGACCTTACATTTGTTTCTAATTGCTTTGAATAAAAATACATTCTCATTAAAGCCCCTTGCATAATATTTAAAACGGACCAACGTGAATCAGTATTTTTAATTTTACTTTTCCAATCTAACAAGCTTTCTGAAACAATTCTAAAATCATTATCAAATTGCACATCAGCTAAGATTTCAACATCTAACGCATGGTTAAATCTTTGCCTACGATAACTTTCATTTTCCTTAAAATGCGATTGTAAATGATCACTTCTAACCGCTTCAATTGTATCTAAACGTGTTTTTTTGTCTTTTTCCATAAATCACAAAATTAAAACGGAATTGCATCTTCATCTTCTAAATCTTCATTGTTACCAATCAATAAAGCTGCTGGAGTAACTAATTTCGGATTAGCAAAAACCTTTTCATTATTAATATCAGCATAAAACTTAGCAACTTTCACATCGAAATACATTTCCACTTTTCCAACCTTTGCAACACTTTTTGGTTTTGCTTTAGTTATCATAATATCAACTCCATTTGGACTGTTATCTTTTCGGTGTACCGTTATCATACATTTTCCATTATTGTACCATTCTGAGCCTCCTTTTAAGTCGTATGGTGTAGGTGGTCGCCTTTTTCCATCTTTATCCGCTTCAGTTTTGATTGGATGGATAACAATGTGATAATGTTGTTTATGTTTTTCACTCATTGCATTACGATAACTTAAAACATCTTCTAAATATTTGTCATCACGTCCAAACTGCTCACCATCCAAACCGACTCCATGTTTCATATCTTTCCAACTATCAATAGTTGCAGTTTGAATACCTCCATCAACTTCACTATTCATCTTTGCTGCCAAATCCCAAAACTCATAAGGAGTCATTTTAGACTTTAAATCTGTTTTGTGCATTATTCTAAAATGATGCAAAACCCAATCCAAATTACGATCAACTTCTTCTGCAGAAATATAATTCGAATTTACAAATCGTTTATCAAATGTTTTTCCAGTTACTTTATGAATCAAAATTGCAATTATTTCATTTTTATCTCCAACATCTGGAACATAAAGTAAATGCTTCCAGCCATGAAACAATGAAGTGTTTAATAATAATTCTAAAAGAAACTCACTTTTTCCACTTGCAGGAAAACCAGTAAAATCTGTGCAACCTGGCAAACTCATTGTATAATTTTCGTGAAACAAAGGAAAACCCAAATAAACACCTCTAATCGCACCTTGCTCACGATATTTTAAAATATCATTGTGCGTGTTGGATGCCGTTAATATTTCAAATCCTTTTAGCATAGTTAAAAGTTTATATGTCCATCCTTAACTATTTTTTCTTTTGGTTTATAATTTTTCATTAAAACCATTTTGTCTGCTTTTAAATCTCGTTTTATCCAATTTCTAATAGTGGCTAACCACCCTATGTTATCTCTTTTTTCTGTTTTAGAATCAGACCATAATAACACATCTTCTATGTAGTGTTTTAAATCAACACCCGCATATTTTTCAACAAAAGATGCATCTGTTTTTAATTTATTTCTTAAAGTTTCATAATTATTAAAAACAGAATCAGAAAAAAGAATTTTCTTCTTATTATCTATATTATTATTAGTTATACTATTGGGTGTTGTTTTAGTACTACCTGAATCACTTAAAATAGAACTACCCCCATACGAATTTAGTACTACCAGTTCATTTTGAAAATATTTACAAAATTGAATATTATTAACAGTAACTACTTCTTTTAAAATTAAGTTTTTTTCAAGCAAAGAATGTAGTGTTTTTATAACAGTACTTCTACTTGATCCAGTAGCGTCTGAAAGATATTTTAGACTACCATCAAACTTACCTTGATTATCTTTTGAAAAACCATAAATAATTGCGAATACAAGTAATTCATTGCTTTTCAATTTTAATTCATTTACCATCCATCCTTGAATTAAAATAAAACTATTACTTTTCATTTGACTTAATTTTAGATTGAACAAAAAGCATAGTACCAATAAGATTGTAAAATTCTTTAGGATTTAATTGAATGTGCTGAACGTCTATAAGTTCATTTTTGTGATTAAACCAACTAACTCCAATATGAGCAATTTGTGAATCATGACTTTCTGTAACTGATAATTCAGCTCTACCAAAATCTGTGTTTTTCGAAATCGAATGTTCCATAATATAATATATTTTAAATGTTAAAATCCCATCAATTCGGCAGTATTGTGAGAAGTGCCTCCTTGATAGGATTTTTAAAATTTTTTCCGATTTAATGCATTGCTTCTCACGTCAATACAATTGCAAATCTAATAAATTATTTCAAATAATCGTTAGCAATTTCAATTTCTTTCAATTTGCCGTTATGACTGATAATTGAATTAATTGCATCTTGCTTTTTATTTTCTAAACGATTAACCATCTTTACACGAACTTCATTCAGTATTTGAACCGTTTCTAATTCTGTAAATTCACACTCAACATTTGAAGTTAATTCTGCAAAAACCGACTCAACTCGCTTTTGAATTTTTTCCTCTCTGGTTGCTTTTTTAAACCACATTACAAATCTAATTTTAAAGTTGAATTATTACTTGCGTTGTTCTTTTGCCTTAATGAATATTCCATACTTAACCATTGAGAGCTTGGTTTGTTGTGTCCTTGCTTCTTTTTGTAGGTTACATAACCATTGTGCTTAATTCGTTTTTCTTTGTTTAAACGTCTAAAAACTGCACCCAAAACACGTGGTTCATTAGGAACTCCCAAAACTAAATACATATCAGCACTTAAATCTTCACTTGTAAAAGGTTTCATTTTTTCAGAAACCCACTTACAAGCATAATCATAAGCCAATTCATAGTACTCTAAATTATTATCCTTAACCGTTTGAATTGCTTCGTCGGTTGTTTGAAGTTGTTTTATCATATCTATTTAATTTTGTTGAAAAATCTTCTAATAAAACAACCTCTTATGATACTCGCCAAAAAGAAAACAAATGTAATTACCAAATTTTGTGAAAAACTAACTTCAATTTTTAACATAGGATACAGAATTAACTGTATCACTATGCTAATAAATAAACCTATAATCGTTTGAGACATGCTCTCAAAAAACGATAAAATTTTAGACTGTGGCTTCATTTGTTAATAGTTTTTCTGCATTTCTAATGCACTTGGTTAAAAATATAATATCCTCAGTTGGAATATCAAAAACATAATTTGTGAAGTTTGGAAAATTAGGATTTTTAACATAAGGTAATTTATGAATTGGTTCTTCAAAAATAAACCTTGCACGCCAAGGATCAATTCCTAATTTTTCCAAAATATTAGTATCTTCAATTTCGGTTCTAATTTGCATCAATTGACTTTCAGTTGGACAATAAGAAATAATTTCTCCTTTTGGTTTTCCTAAAATAATACAATTTGAAACCACTTGCCAATAAACCTCTTTTTCTTCTTTTTTAAATTCTTCTAATGTGATTAATTCTTCATTTAATTTAATTAATGACATTGTTAATTCGTAGAATTTTTTAGGCTCAAAACATTTAATATCTCCAGCAACTTCTTCTCTTGTAAAATCTTTTGTTCCACTATGAAAAGGATATTTTGGATTAACATCAGTTTGTTTTGAAGCCATTTTATATTCTAAACCTAAATGAAATTTATCACAATAATATTCCATTACATTTCCCCACACAGTCGATTGATTTCCTTTACCTAAATCAACTGAACGCCCTAAACTTCTTTCAGCTCTTTTTTCTTCAATATAAGTTAATGCTGGTGCGCCAAAATCAATTCCATTTTTTGCTAATGTTGTTAACTTCCAAATTTGACTTGAAGTAAACCTACCTATTCTTTCAACTGTTTCTACCATAACTAATTTTTATAAGTTATTGCGAAATAATAAACATCATTGTAATAATAATATTGAGGTAAATTATTTGAGTGAAAAATTACTTCATAAGGACTGATAAAAGTAATATCGTAAGGATAATTAAAAGATGGATTTAAAACTTGAATAATCTTTTTTGATGAGGTTATTCTTATAGAATTATTTCCAATGCTTTGATCAAATCCAATCCAGTTAAATCTTTGAAATGGTGTAACGTCTAAATTCATGCTTTGACTCCAATTGCCATTTAATTTGATTAGGTTGTCTTGACTATCATAAACAATAGTTTCAGTTACTTGGTTGCATTGAATTTCGTTTGTTTCATCATTACAACAAGAAGTCATAATGATGAAAATTAAAGTTGCTAATAATAATTTAATTGCTTTCATCTTTTGGTAATTTAGAAGTTAATAATTTAATTGCTTTATCGTAAGATGCCGTTTCTTTGTTATCGATAATACTTGAAATTTGAACATTTTCACCGGCACCAATCAACTCTTTTGCTTTCTCGAATAAATCTACTAATTGAGTTAATTTATCTTCAGAATCATATTCATCACCAGCATTTATTTTATCGTATGCTTTGGCACTTTCAGCACATAATGCAAAATGACTGGTTAACTTAATATTTGATTTTAATTCTTTTGGAACCGTTTCCCATAATTTAGTCAATTCCGCAACTCCTTTTTCACAAATCAATAAAGCCTCAGATTTTAAACGTGTAATTTCTGGATTTTCTTTTTCTCCATTATCCAACCATTTACGGATTTTCTTACCAGCGTCTACACCTAAATATCCTTGACCATTTCCAAACGCATCTTGTAAAAATGATGGAACTTTTAAATGTCTTTGTAATTTACCTTGTCCCTCCATCATAATAGATGCCGTTAATTCAAACATAAAGTTTTTTTCACAAATAGGTTGTATTCCTAAACTAACTGGCTTTGTTGGATCCTTAAAATCGGTTTTCTCTCTGGCACGAATACAACAAATAACATCCATATTAGACTGCAAAAGAACATTCATGAACTTTTTATGCTCACGTTTTGCACCAAGCCAATCTGCTACTTTTCTTTTTGTTCCGTCCGCTTTTGGTGAGTTTGCAATATCATCACAACCGCCATCGCCCTCCCATTCATGCGTAACACTATCAATTACCAAAACTTTAACACCAGCATCTTGAAATTGTTTTATTGCTGCTGCATATCTTGTTGGTGAGAATGGTGGATATAAATCACCAATCATAAACGGTCCATCTAAAATATCAGCATAAAGTGAACCTCTTTTATTTTCAGTATCTAAAAAACCTATTTCAGATGGTTTTGAAACCATTCCACGTGCAATTAGTAAAGCCGTATATGTTTTTCCATCACCACTCTGTCCGGCAATTCCAATAACTGCTTTTGATTGTCCGCTTTTAACTAGTTCAATGTTTATAACATTCATAATTTAAAGATTGTGTAATTCGATTAATAATTCATTTAAAAGGTCTGTAACTCGGTTTGACACTTCAATAGAGAAATCTTTTACTTCGGTTTGATTAGCTTCAAATACGATTGGAAAACGTCCTAATGTTTCAGATAAAGTTTGTTTATAAATTGCCTTATCTTGTGCTAAACGTTTAATTCTCGCTTTGTTTTCAGCATCATTTTTCTTTTGAGTAATTAATGCTTGTTTTTTAGATTCTAAACGTTTTAACTCTGCTTTTTCAGATTCAATTTCAGCATCTTGAATTTCAGTTTTAACATCATTTAAAAGATTTTCAAAATCAATAGCATCACAATTGTAAACATTTTCTTTTTCGTAAGAAGTAAAGTTTTTAAAAGGCATATCAGAATCAGGATAAACAAACAAATCCATAACGTTTAAAACAATACCAATTTCAGCAAGTCTGTTTTTACGAATTTCAAAAACTTTGTCTTTTTCTATTTTTTCCTTTTCTTCACGTTCCTCTTTTTCTTTAGATTGTTGG